GTCGAACAGGTAGCAATGCTGAATATCAATCGCGCGCCCCGCTACCGATACTTCCCCGCGAAAGCCATCCAAAATGAGCTCACAGAGGTCGGCAACATCTTCCAGCGCGTCAAACGACCTGCCACACCAGCTATATTGGATGCTGCATTCCTTCAGGCCGGAGGGGCCATCCATAATCTGATGCGATTCTGTTTTCACACGCACAAACAGCCCATACGGCCTCGCGCCCTTCTGCTCGGCTGTACCGCGATAGATACGGCCAGCCGTCGCCGTCGTCATTGCGACATCGTCCAGCAGCACAGCACGCAACGCAGTCTCGGGGCGCAATCTACTCATCGGATTCGATCCGTTCCTCGCAGGCCAGTGTCATCGACGTGCGCTTCCGATCCGATACCACCGCCTGAATCTGGAGCACCCGAGAATCCCATACAACGCGCATCTCGCTCGCAACCCCAGCCCGCCACCGGATAACAACTTCGTGCGTCAGGCGCGCCGTGTTCTGGCCCGCCTCGAAGCCCTCTTTGCCAGTGATTTCCTCGACCGACGCGCGCACGCTGCAAAACTCTGACCAGCCCCCGGAAGGCGTACCGCTTACCGCCACGCCCGTAGCCAGGGACTCAATCACAATGCGCTCTCTCAGCATTCCAGCGGGCACCATAGCTACCAACCTTTGTTCAGGGTTACATGACTGCGCATCAGGCCGTCACAGCGATCAGGCCCATCGGGGATATTCGCGAGCGTGGCCGCAATGGTCGATTCCCGATTCACATACCAGTGGGCAACGCGCATGAGGATCGATTGCTGGAGCAGCTTCGGCACGTCGCTCGCCGCATCGCCATAGCCCGCGACGTAGGTCACCACGATGGCCCCCTCTTCATCCGCCGCCGTGGGCCACTGCCCGCCAGACTTCAGGGAGATTCGCCCAACCGCCGCTTTCGTCACAACGGAATAAAGGGCCGGGTCCATGGTGACCAGGTCGCCATTCACGTCGAGGTATTCGACCTTCGTCACTTCCTGCAGGGGCGGCTTGGGCAACTCGATATAGTTCACGCGCGGCCAGCGGCGGGCGCGAAGTTCCCACGTGGCCGTGATGAGCTGGCGCCGCGTAATCGATTCGGTCTTTTCCCGGCTGGCCGCGATCAGTTGGTTCAAGAAGTCGTCGTCTTCCTCAGTGTAGATATGGCAGTGCGCCTGCGCCGTTTCCAGCGCAACCGCCTCACTCTGCGGGGCAACACTTTGGTAGACTTCGTAATTCAAACGCTATTTCCTTCGGCGGCGAAACGCCGGAATCGTGAAACGGGGCTTGTGACTCTTGGCAACGACCCGGGAAAGACGAAACCGAAGTTCCATCTTCGCCTTTTCCGCCGGGCTAAGCGGCGGTCGCCTATACTGTGAAGGCGACTCAGGTGGCGGGGCAGGAGCAGGAATCACGGCGTGGCATCCTGCACGGCGCGCAGGCGAATCGTGGCGACCGCCCCGCTCGCGTTCGTGCAATAAATGGTTGAAGGCACATCCGCCGTCAACAGCAACGTCGTCGGCATCCCTTCCATCCAGATATACGGCACCCCGGCTTTCAGGCTGATAGCATCATCCGCCGCCGAAGCGCTATTGGTTTCAAGCAGCACATCCTGATCCGAGTCGATCCAGATGGCTTTGAGCTGGCTGATATCCAGCCCGCCGATGCTCAGCGCCTTATCGGTCTGACCATTGGCGACCGCCACCGACGCGTCAAGCACGTGCGGATCGGTAGGCTGCACGATCTTGCTGACCGAATAGCGGCTGTTGAAGCGGTCAACGGAAAGGTTAAACGTCAGCGACATCGAGGGTCTCCTGGGTTGTGGACTTCACCTTGCCCGCCGGTTTCGCTGCGCGCTCAGGCGCGGCGATACCCGGCAGCTTGTTGAAGTCGGTCATGCGTTCCACTTCGCCCTGCAGCCAGGAGCCGCCCGAGGCGAAATGGTATTGCCCGACGAACTTGCGTTGCTTGGCGTCCCAGGAGCCCTTAAAGGTCAGCAGGCGAAGGCTGTTCGGCTCGAAGCCTTCGAACTTCGCCATGTTCCCCGCGCCATACTGCGCGGCCACAACAGCAAGTTCCTGCTTGCTGATGGCAGCCTCGCGCGTAAGCGTCGGCTCGATCTGCGCCTTTTTATTCCGTCTGAGAATCGCCATTGCTGGATCCTTCACTGTTTGCCTTGGGCTTGGCCTTGGGCTTGGCCTTGGCCTTGGGCTTCGTTTCGGCCTTCGGCGCTTCCACCGGGGCGATGGTGCCCGCTTCCACGAGCGGCGCCGCTTCTTCCTCGGAGAGCGTCACAATGTCGCCTTCCTTGGGTCGGTCGACTTCCCAGCCCGAATCGGGCGTGGGCATGTCGTCGGGCAGAAGCACGGTATACGCCTGCAACGGCGGGTCGGGGGCCGCGTCGAGATCGTCGACGTGGCATAGCCAGCCGTCGCGCAGGCCTATGCCCGCAAGATCGTCATCGTCGAGATCGACGGTTTCACCCGCGACAAATTCTTTCGCATGCATTCCACGAATAGAACCCAGCGTGGTGGTAATAACCAGGTATTTAGACATCGTTCATTCTCCAAGTGGCGGTGAACGCGCTGCGGTTTAGGCCGGGATGCTGCGCGGGAATCCCTTGATGATTTCCACCGACAGCGGCACGCCGTTGGCAATGGTGCCAGCGGGCGTTGCGGTCACGCGGATGAACATCTTGTTCCCGACGTAGCCGCACTGGAAGACCTGGGCAACATCGCCAGCCGCGTCAACCACGTAGATCACGCCGGACTCGGGGGTCACGCCGATCACGTCGGCGGCGGCCACAGCGGCATAGCTGCCGGGGGAACCGGTACCGTCGTCGTCGGCATGTTCCAGCAGGAACGTGATCTTGTTGGTGCCGCTCAGCGTGTCGGAAGCGTGCTTTGCGCCGAAGTGCAGCACAACCAGCGCGCCGTCGAAGCCCTGCAGGTTCACGTTGCCCGTGTTCTGGGCACCTACGGCCACGGTCATGACGATGGGGTTAATGCCCTCGACCGCAACCAATTGACTGTCTAGATCGCGCATAGCGCTTATCTCCTCGGGCATCGCCCGGTTTTGGTTTTTTCGAGCGGGGCCCTTTCGGACCCCGCATGTTCAACTCAATGCAACGTATGGAGCGGGGCCTTTCCAGGCCCCTTCTTCAATTTTCAGATCCCGTCTTCAACTGCCCGCCTGTCGAATTCCGGGGTTCCCAGGGGCCACTTCAAGGCGGGCCCTTGCCAGCAGGCGCGGCCTGCTAGTTGATGAATTTGAAGGCGAGGTACGCTTCGGGACGAACCACATCGCCACCAACACGGCGGCGCGTGTAAAATTTGATGAAGGGCACGTTGGTGTAGGGGTCGCGCATGATCGACGTGCCGAGGCGGTCAACGATGCGGTAAGCCGCCTTGAAGTCGCCGAACACGACAGACCGGCTATTCGCGGCCTTCGCGGGCATGTGCTCGTTGCGCGTCACGGGGTAGCCCACGAGCGTGCTCGGGGTGCCGACCTGGAAGGAAGGCTGCCAGATGGGCAATTTGTTGCCATCGACAAACTTCATCACCTCGGCAACGCGGGCGCGCGACATCATAAATCGCGCGTTGCCCTGGTACCGCTCTTTGAGCAACTCGGCAACGCCAAGCAGCACGACGTGGGGATCGGAAGCGGCCCAGTCGCCCGAAGCGCCGGTCTTGACTTCCAGGACTTGCTCGGCGCTCGGCGTCGCGCTGAAGGTCAGCGAGAGCAGGCCGCGCGGCTTCTTGACGCCGTTGCCGCTGATGAACGCCACGTTTTCCAGTTCGCCGAAGGTTTCCGCGAGGTCTTCATTGAGTTCGCGTTCCACGTCGAAGTCAGCGTCTTCGAGCATGGTCTGGGAGACATACGGCTGCGCGTAGCATTCCTGTGGAATGATTTCCTGCATCGCGTAGGTCGGAGCCGTCGTTTCCGGGCGGGTTTCCATTTCGCCGACCCAGCCCGCCGACGTGTTACCGGTCTTCTTACGGAAGGTGTAGACCGTCGTGCCGATCTTGCGCACATCGCAGATCTGGCGCATCGGGCAGATTTCCCGGACCATCGGGTCAATGCCGGTTTCGGCGGTGATGGTGAAGAAGAGACCGCCCTGATCGGCCTGAGTCAGGTTCATGCTTTTTTGCACGTAATCCTGATACTCGGCGAGGGCGCTCTGATCGCAGGTGCGCAGGTAGCGATCTTTCGCTTCCTTCACCTTCTTGGGCACGATGGTATCGCCGTTTTTCGTGATGATCGGCGTATTGAGCGCTTCTTCAATCTCATCGATCCGGCTCTTCTGCTCGGCGATGTCTTTGAGCTGCGCGTCAAGCTTGGCCTTGGTGCCGTCGAGGCCCGCAACGATGTTGCTGAGCTGCTCGACCTTTTCGGTCACTTCGGCGTTGGCGGCATTCTTCTCCTGGTTCTTCTTCCAGGCGCGCATATCGGCCTGAAAGGTGTCCCAGGCCTGCCCGAGTTCCGTGCAGGTCTTTTCAAGGTTTTCCATGGTTTCAGTGAGGGCGGACATTAGTTCATTCCCTTTGCTTTTTCGAGTAGCCGCTTGCTTGCGGCGCTCAGTTGCTTCAGTTCGGTCTCATCGATTCCGCCATCCCGGCGAGTCGAACTTTCAGAGTTGGATTCCGCCAGCGTCGCGCTGGCTTTAAGAGCGATCACTTTCGCCTGTTTCTGAGAAAAGCCCAGTTCCTTCAGGCTTTTTTCGATTTGGCGAATGCTCACCTCTTTGCCGCATTGCATGGCCGCCTTCACGTCGGACACACGCGCGGATAAATTCATGGGGAAGGTGCAGAGCGAGACTTCCCAGATCTTCAGGGAGGTCAAGAGATAGGCATCATCTTCCTGGGAGAATCGAAGCCCGCCAGGATAGAAGTCGTAGCCGATGGAGAGGCCGGAAAGCGCGCCCTGTTTCATCAGCGAGCGCTTTTCTTTGCCTTCGACGGTGTCGAGGTTCAATTGACCCTTGGCCCAAAGCCCTTTGGGATCGGCCTTGAACTCGAGGTACTTGCCCAGTAGCAGGCCGCTTTGATGGTTGAAGAGAATCGGAACGACGTCGTCGCTGTTCTTCCATTCATCCAACCAGCGGTCGAAAGCGCCCTGCACCACGATATCGCCGCCCTGGTCTTTGTTCCCGAAGGTCGAGGCGTAGCCCTGGAAGATCCCGTCTTCCGAGATATCGCTTTCGACCTTAAATGAAAACGCCTTATGCGGCATCATCTTCCCTTTCAGCCTGGTCGTCTTCGTCTTCCAGGGGCGTTTCGGCGTCGTCTTCGGCGGCGGGTGCGTCGTTTTCGGGGGGCGTGGAGGGTGGCGCGGGGCTTGGTGCGGTGGCTGTCACGGCTTTTTCCAGCGACGTGACGTTGCTCATCATCAAGAGTTCGTCGCCATGGGGCATGCTCGGCCAATTTTCCTTGGCCCGCGCTTCGTTGCAGGTCATCAGCCCATGGAGAATGCCGGATTTATAGCCTTCCATCCGCGTCTTGAAATCGCCGCGAATGAGGGCGTCAACGTTGTATTCGATAAAGTAGCCCGTGCCCCGGAGCTCGCCGGAGTTCCACACGCTTTCATCCCGGCGAAGTGCCGGCACTACGCCATACATGATGAATTCGAGCGCCTGTTGCTCGATATTGTTATTGGTCGATCGGCTCAGGTCGCCCACCATATGGGGCGGCGTGCGGAAAATGCCGCAAATCTCGGACCGCGAAAAGCCGCGCGTTTCGAGAAACTGCGCGTCTTTATTGCTCAGGCTGACTACGCTGAACTTGGCCCCGCTTTCGAGGATCATCGTGCGGTTGGCTTTGAGCCCGTTCCAGTTTTCGTCAAGATCCTGCTGGAGCCGTTCGTATTGGTCTTCATCGAGCTTTTCGGGGAATTCCAGCACGCCGGAAGGGCTTGCGCCGTTCGCGAAGGTGCTCAGGCCGTGGCGCTCGGCGGCCATCGTGAGGCCGAATGTCGCGCGACACTGCTCAATGGGTGACATGCCGCGAAGCCCGTCGCGGCTCATGCGGTGCACGTGAAAAATTTCGTCGGAGGTGAAGACGGTCTTGCGGAGCGATTGCAGCCCCATGACCCGGTACTCACGGCGGCGCGTGGTTTCGTTGCGTTCGACCGCCACTTCTTTGGGGCAAAGGGGAACCAATTCTTTCACCGCGCCACCCACCTTGATCTTATAGGCGAAGTGGTTGCCATCCAGGTTCAGATCGTTGTTCTTGCGCTCTTGATACGCGAAGGGATCCATGTCTTTGCAGGGCGTTTCACGCAGCAACTGCCAGAGCCAGTGATCGGGCGCTTCTTCTTTCCCCCCATCGGGCAGGCGTTTATAGACCTTGGGGCTGGCCTGGGCAAAGGCCTCGCCCAATACGAGGATGCAGGCGAACACCGTCGCCTGTCGCATGGCCGTCGCCTGGGTCACAGAAACACCGGCTATGCTCGCCTGGGCGTTCAGCGCGCTCATGATGTGCTCGGGGCCGGTGACAGTAAGCGGCGCAACGTCGCTTTTCTCACCGGCCCGCAAGCCATTCATTTTCCCGGTCAACCAACCCAACATCTCTCTGATTCCACCTACGTAAAAGGAGCGTCTTTTAGTCGGTTGGAATCATAGGGCCGGTTTCGGCATTCCCCCATATATGGACAACACTTTCTTTCCCACTATGGAGAGGGGGCTTTCCAGCCCCCTGTTTCCGCTTCACACTTCATTTAAAACCTCGGGCGTTCCACATCCCGACGCGCCGCCGCATCCGCGCCCCGCGCCTGGGCCCGCTTTTTCGCGCGAGCGCGGCCTAGGGCGCGCCAATTGGGGTACGACATGGGCACAGCTTGCCATTCTTCGGTAGTCACAAAGCGGAATCGACAAACGGAATCAACACATCTCCGCTGCCGGAAAACCTGTTGCGGCCCTTCCTCGGAATTGACGGGACGCGTCACGTCAACCATGGTCTTTCCCCCGCATTTTGGGCATTCCATGCGTATCTCTCCTGTTAAAATAGCAGTCTATTTAAATACTTGCGCGGTGAATTCGCGCTGATCGTGCGGGTTCGGCCTGAGGTCATCAACCCGACACCCGTAGCCTGCGAAGATGTCGGCCAGGAGCAGATCATAATCGCGACCTTCCACGGCGTTGAGCAGCTCGAGTTCTTCATCGGTGATCCAGAACTTGCGCCAGCGCTTGCCCTTGTCGATGAACAGCAGCCCGCGCTTGGCATACGCATGATCGGTGCCGACCTCGGCGCGCAGGGCCATGCCGGTCGCCATGATCCCCGTGATGATGCCGTCTACCTTGCCGTACTGGCGGCTCGCCAGCTTCGAGACCTTAATGTCATCGTTCACGTTCCGGACTGCGACCGCGTTGGAGGCCTGCCAGCGCATGACCGGGTCGTTGCCGTGCCGCCACATGCCGCGCCGGACGTAACTGCGCATGCTGGCCGTGGGCGCCGTCATGGAAAAGTAGCCCTGCCCGAACTCTTCAACAACCCATTTTGCCTTGACCAGACGCTGTGCGGTGGCCGCGCCCTGGAACATCCGGTCAATGGCGAGGCCTTTGCCGGCCACATCCTTCTTACGAGATGGCTTTGTCACCACATAACGCTGACCGATCCCCTTAAACGCGCGCTTTGCCCGGTCTGGCTCGCTCTTATCCGGACCAATCAAGTCAAACTCTATCTGGTCATAATCGATCTCGTTCCCCGGCGTGATCTTCACCCAGCCATCGCGCGCCCACTCTGTGAACGGCAACGAATGCTTGATCTCATACGCGCGCGCCGCCGCCTCGGGAATCCAGTGCCACCAGAACGCGTTAAACCCCTTCGTCGAATCCCCAAACAGCAGGCACAAGCTCACCATGTCGCTCAACAGCGCCAGATCCAGCGCCGCACCCGCGCACTCTTGCCCCTCGAAGTCTTCCCTTCGGAAATCCCCATCGTTCAGCCGCCATTCCTCGCTCGTGAGGAAGCGCGTAAATGAGCTTGTCTGCACGTTCAGGTGAAGCCGCTTGAACGATTCTTCTTTCTCAGGGTCGCTCAGTGCCGCCTGAACTTCCATCTGGTAATACTCTTCGGACAGCGCCTTTCCATAAAGCGGGTTCGCCATCCGCCAGTATTCTTCTTTGGTCCAATAGAGCGGGTCGGCATCCCGAATAACCTGCGGTATTTCGTAGATGATCGGGAGTAGCCGCGCGCCCGGTGCATCCCCATCCCGCACTTGCCTATGGCGATGCAGGATTTTGTTGAGGATCGTTTCCCCCTCTTCGCCCGCCGTGGTGCAATGAATTTCGAGCGGCTGCTTTCGCTTCACCATCGACGTGTGGACGGCCTCGATCAGCTTGCCATTCGGATACGTATGCGTCTCATCATAGATGGCGAAGTTGGCATTCTTGCCGTGCTTCGTTTTCGCCTCGGAACTCAGCGGCTTATAGCTGGACTTATCCGCCAGCAGTACAACCCGCTTCGGGGACTTGTAGATGTGCACGCGCTTTTCGAGTTCGGGCTGCGACTCGATCATATCGACCATGATGTCGTAGACGATGGCCGCCTGTTCGCCGTCGCTACCGCAACTGAAGAGCTGCATGCGCCAGTCGGGTTCCGTGAAAAGCATCAAAAGGCAGAGCCCCGCGGCAAACGTCGTTTTCGAGTTGCCACGGGGCACGTAGTACAGCACTTCACGGAAGCGGCGCAGGCCGGTCACCGCGCAAACCCACCCAAAGAGGTTCGCCAGGATGGCAACCTCATGGATCTCGAGCTTGTACGGCTCCCCGGCCATATCCCCCTCGATGTGGGTAATGTACGTCTCCCAGAATTCCAGCTTTTCAAACGCGATATCCTCGCGAAAAACAAACCCATCCGACTCCCGATAGGGGTCAAAGCCCGGTAGAATCCGAATTATTTCCGACAATACGCCCAATCACTATTCCTTGCGCGCAAGCGCCGGGGCCACGCGCGTGCGCCGTCCCTGGGTCAGTCCGTGTTCATAGGCAGATTGACGGACTTTGACTGGAGACGTTTGTTTGGTGCGGGTTATCCGGTAGCGTGTCCGCATAAAATCTTCGACCAACTGGTCTTTGGTTACCACCAGCGCCCGTTCATCACTCGCGGACGGCTCTTCGCGGAGCTGCTCGGCGATACCATCGGCAACGCCGATCATGTAGTTGCTAAGGTACGTGTTCGCCTCGCTCTTGCCCTTCATGCTTTCCACTATGCGCCGGATGTCATTCGCCCTGGGCAGGGAAGCGGCAATCACGGCGTGAATGTAGTACTCCGTTACCTCGGCATCGCTCTTGATCCCGAAGATCTGGGCCCCTTTGGTGCCGTTTGCATAGCGCTTTTCCAGCACTTTGCAGTCAAAGCACTGGGCAATGACGGCCACCAGGTGGACGCGCCAAGGCTCGATCCGCTTGAAAACGAACAATTCAAGCTCAACGCACCCCTCATCGCGCAAGCCGACCTCGAGATCGGCCATGCTCAACTGATACTTTCGGAGCATTTTGCGGAGCAAATCTGCCGCAATCGCCACTTCATTGGGCGTGGCGCGGCCACTTTCGAAGGCCGCCAGCTTCTTGCACTTCCGTATCGCTTCGTCTCGGGTCATGTCTTCCCTTTCTGCGACCGTCCCGGTCGCTTTGGACTGGCTTTCGCATTCGGTTTCGCGGGGGCT